TAATCTTATTATCTGGATAAGCAATCAATATGCTCTCAGGATTGATTTTCTCTAGAGCTAGTATACTAGTTCTAATCTTTCCAAACCTAGGACATAAGTTCAATATGCCATACTTACCATGCTTGAGCCATGTGTCAGCAAACTCTTTCTGTCTTTTATCTCTTATTGTCATTCTTCTTTCTTTATATATCCATACACAGTGAAACCTTCTTCATCTTCATACTTAGAACCATCTTTACGAACTCCCCATGCATACCACATAGACATAATAACTGTTTCAGTGGTTTTAACCCATGAATCATTTTCAAATCTAAATTGTTCTTTATCACTCCTCTCTTTAAATAAAGGAATAAATCCTTCTGGTTTTTCTTTTCTTATCATTCTCTTAGGAAATATGATTTGTTAGTAATAGATTCATAATCACTGTCTGTGATGTCTTTCTTTCTAGGGAGCTCTTTGAACATACCAATCTGGCCTAAGAAGCCCAAACCAATACGCACATCATCTTCTCCATAAGAATTCTTGATTAGTCTCAAGCTTCTGAAGTATTTAGCTCCATACTGATCTTTCAACTTATCAAGGTCATAACCACTAGGATCTGCCACCTTGTATCTCATAGGATCAAACAAGGCCATAACAACATCAGCATCATTTTGTGTTGCTGAACTGTCTGCAAAATCCTCTAGTTGAGGTTCTACATCTCCATTCTTTATTCTTGAAGGATTAGAGATATCACGATTAAACTGTGAGACCACTACAGGACTATATCCATAGAAGTCACGAGCATATCTCAGCTCATCAGACATCTTATCAATAGCTTGTTTCTTTGTAGGTTGATCTTTAGTAAGCTTAAGAAGACCAATGTGATCTATAACCACCATAGTTATCTGACTTGGATCATCTGGAACATATATCTTGTTCCATTGATCTAATTGCTCAATCTTACCATTCTTTAGTGCATAGTCTTTTAGTTCTTTTGCTATACCTACAGGGTTCTCTGGTCCATCAATGATTGTAACGATTTCACTTAGTTGTTCTACATAATCTCTATAGTGTAGAAACAAGTCATGTTCGTCTTTAGTCATCTTCTCAGTCCAACCAAGCAACTTACCTACAGGAATAATGATTCCCTGGTCTAGAAATATCTTACGAGATACCCACTTGGCCATCTTGTATGTTCTACTTCTCTCCATGGACCTATACCACACTTTCACTTTGATACCTGAAGCAATTCCTTCTTTAGACATAGCCCAATCAACAGGATTAAGAACAAATGCATCATCAATGAAAGATGTCTTACCACTACCAGTTAGACCACCTACAAGATAATACATACTCTTACGAATACCTACATATCTAGTCAAGCGATCAAATCCCATAGGAATTCCTTTATTGAGATCATTCATGCCTTTCTCAACTTCTGCATTTAATAGTTCAAAGCTCATAATAGTTCTATTTCTTGTTTAACTTCTTTATAGTATTCCCATTGATAATAAACTGCAGCAGATGGTCTTTCATCTCCTTCAAGCATGTCTTCAAATTCTTCAATCATTTCTCTACAAAGTATCAATGCACAACTTTTAGCTCTTTCTAAACAATCTTCTTGTCCAAGTTTCCATTGTACGTTAGGATAGAATTTATATACTAATTCTTTAGCTTTTTCTTTTGGTGTCATTAGATATCTGTACCTCCTGTTGGTTTTAGTTTAGCTTCAGTGATTGTTCCACCATCTTTAATTAGTTCAATGAAAGGCTCAAATGCTCTTTGATTTAGATATACAGAAGAACCTTGCATAAACTTAAGTCTATTAGCATTCTCTGTAATGGATGTTTCTTTCTTTTGATTCACCTCGAAGTTGAGAGCAGCTATAAGTTGTTCAGCTGTATATTCTCCCTCTAAGAGTATTTTATCAAATTTCAATCTACAATCATCTTTATGTAATCTAAGTGCTCTAGTGCCCTTGAATGTCTTACCCTTGTGTTCAAATGAATCTGTACCTGGGTAAGTCTTCCACCACTCTTCAAAATCTGTTGTGGCAGGTCTTCTTCTTACAATCTTAGTGTTCATCTTAGTGTCTATAAACACCAACAAATCTCTACCTAGCACTGTGAGTTTCTCATCATCTTTTGTTATCAATGCCTTTCTTATTAAAGACTGATAGACAGAAGCAATCTTCATACTCCCCTCACATAGAGGAGAGACATCATACTGTTCGTCTATCAGCTTCAGTAGAAATATAACATCAAGGTTGTGTCCTCTTTTGATGAGCTCCTCGTATTGTTGAGGGCTTATTGTTAATTTCATGTTTTACTATTTTAATTACTGCAGGTTTTCTTTTCTTATTCTCCTGTTCATCTTCCCATTTATGCCATGCTGCCTCAATCTCTTTTTGTCTTTCAACAGCATAGATTTCATCATTGGTGTATTCCCAATCTTGTAACAGCCAGTCCATAATTATTTAGCTTTTCTAGGTCTTCCAACTTGCTTCTTAGCACCTGTTGTAGTTTTGATAACGTTAGCCTTAGGAGTTCTCTTTGTGTATTTTCTCTTTGGCTTAACTTCTAGCTCTACTACATCATCACTTTTGATTGGATAATCCTCATCATTCTCCATTTTAATTGTAACTGTTAAGTCTCTAGATGATTTGAATAGACTTAAAATTATTGCTGTAGCAACAGCAACCACTCCTGTAATAATAATAACTGAATTTGTTTCCATGTTTTCTTTCTTTAATTGTTAATGATTTTTAATTTCTTTTTTAATTTATCAAATATTGCTCACCATTTTCATTGATAAGAAGAATCTTATCACTTTTATTAATGTTCCCTATATATTCAACACCTTCTATAATCTGTGTAAATGCAAACAGTGGCTGTAAATTAGTATAGTGAAAACATTTTTTCTGTTCTTCTTCATCAATAAGATTAAAAGAAGAACAAGGAATAATGTGATCAATGTGCCAATACTTACCATAATTCTCCCAAGTCATTGTAGGAATAAACTTAGATTCTAGATATTCTTTTAGTTCTATAATAGAACAACCTAATAAATCTGAAGTTTTTTTAGTTTTAATTGTTCCTTTAGAAGTAACAGCTATGTACAATCTAGTCCTAAGTCTTTTTTTAATTTTAAACTCTACATCATTCTGAATTCTAAGTTTTTCTTTTTCACTTAGAATCTTTCTATTTTTTGTATGATACTCTTTTGACTTAGCATATTGTTTTTCTTTATTATCATCTTTCTCAATCCATTTTTTACTATATCCCTTAGATTTTTCTGAATTATTTTTTCTCCATTCAGTATGTCTTTCTTTATATAGTTCTTTATTTGCTTGATAATGATTTTTAGAAAATTCTGCTAAATACTTCTTTCTACATTCTTTACATTTACTACGTGATCTAAACTCAGTAGATGGTTTTGTTAAACCACAAATATTACAAGTACAATCCATTCTATTATATTTTGTTTATTAAAAAACAAAGATATAACAAAATAATCAAACCAACTAATTATTTATGATTTAATTTTCAACCCAAACTGTAGGTCAAACCATCCGAAGGTTGACTCAGCTTTACTCTTGTTAAACTTAAATATTTTCTTTAGTAATGGAATAGCATAACGCTTGAATTCCTCATGTTGTTCTTCTGTCATAGTATTATTACTATACCACAACTCATCTTCTTTAATCTCATCAACAGTCTTACCAATCATTTTTAGTTGGTATTCTATTAGATGATCCGTAATGTTTGTACGATTGATTGTTTTTTTCATTCAAATAAATTTAATTGGTTAGGTATATACACTGTTTTGATTCTTCTGCCTTCATTGTTAATCTTGGTGACTAGTCTGTTTGCTTTCTCTATGTAATAATCATAGTTTACATTATCAGTTTTACTGCGTTTTGGTAAGTAATTACAAACTTTACATACCCATTCGCCTGCTTCTATCTGACTAATTGCAGCAGCTCTAGTTTGACATTCAGGATTCTTCACCTTAAATATCTTATCACCATCGTTTGATACATAGTAACGTATCAACTTGTTGTACACAGTAGTTTCTCCTGTAGTTCTATTCGTTCCTTCATAATGAAAGCTTCTAGTTGCTTTCTGTCTTAAACAAAAATCATACAGATCTTTGTGAGAACGAATTGTAACATCCACAGGAGTGCCATAAACAAAATAACGCTCAAGAGCAATGGGAACAATTCTAGCTGACTTGTTCTTGTGCAATTCAAAATCAGTAAGGAAATCACCTTTTTTCTTAATTTCTCCATTAGTCATAATTGCTAAGTAATCATTCACTGTACTAAAAATAATCTTGGAATAGTCAGTCCTCTCTAATTCATATTGTGTTAGGTCCATCCAGTCTTTGTTGATCTCATACATTAAAGGAATCAAATCTTTCTTAATCTTGATAGTTACACCATCTGTGTTGGCAGAAATCACATGTATATCATTTAACTCGTATTGTTCAATAAGCATCATCAATGATAGTTCACCAGTTATTGTGGTGAACATTGTGAGTTGCCTATCATATATCCAGTTTTGCATATCTGATGATTTACCATATACAGAGTTAACAGCAAGTTTAAGTGCTCCAACAATTCCTTTAATCTTCTTATCACTCTTAGCAAGAGGCTTAAGCTCTAATCTTTTATCAAACATCTGTTTGTATCCCCTAAGGAACTCTTTCCCTAAATGAGCAGGAAACTTACCGTTGTTGATAATGATTGCTGGGTAATAAGAACTAACATCCCAATCGATTATCTCATAGTCTTCATCAGCTTCAAATATCTTAGGACTATTCTCTGTGTGAAGACCACCTTTCATAAAAGAATATACATTTCCATAGAAATCTATATGCTCTTTGAAATCATCTTGCAGACCAAGCTGCAGTTTCTTTATCTTAGTTAAGAATGTCTTAAGCTGTGGTGTTTGAAACTCAACATACCTAGCAATACAATTCTTAACATCAATACTCTTTCTGAAATATCCCTTCTTAGGGAGCTCTCTATAGTTTATTCCTTTCTCTTGACAATAATACTTCTTAATCATCTCATCCCCTATCTTACTATCAGAATAGTTTAGACAAGGAATACCAAATTCTTCTTCGATATCCATTCTAAGCTCTATTCTGTTATCTCCTTTGTATAAGGGATGATCTGTCTCACCAAGTGTTATCTTATAGAATTCATACGTAGCATCAACATCATTGTGACAATATTCAATAGTCATTGCTACCTCTTCTTTTGTCATATCTGTTTTAGTGTGATGTATAGGCATCTCTTCTATGTTCTCAAGATCCATTTCAAACTCCAGTCTTTTAAGAGAGACCATACGATTCTTATTATCATAGTGATGTATCTTAAACAGATCAAGTTGTTTTAATGATAGTTCGTGCTCTCTGTATTCAGGGAACACATCATAATTAGCATCATGTATCACATCAGCAGCTTTCTGTGCTATTCTAGCACATATTTCTAGGTTTGTTAACTCATGCCAATTGTCATGATTTCTCAAGATCCATTCAACCACCTGACTATCAAAGCGTAGATTATTATATCCCACCCAATAGGCATTGTTATTAGCTTCTGTGTATCTAACAAAAGCATCTAGTTGATTCTTCCATTTAGACACTTGAAAGCTCTTACCAGCTTTACCAGGCACCATACAAACAACAGCAAACAGTTCTTGCATTGTTTCTATGTCATATATAATTACTTCTTTCATAGTTTTGTTTTTTTATGATCTTTCCAATCTAACCAAAATCCTATAGCTACAATAATATTCATACCAAATGATGCTAATATTTCTGCTATGTCTTCATATATATTAATAGAAAGATGGATATGTCCTACTACCCAGAAGGGCATAGCAAGATTATTTGATATCCATCTAACTAAATAATTTATAAATTTCATAGCCTACAAAGATAAGCAAAAATGTTATTTAATTGGTTTAAGTTTACAATTAATAAACTCTACAACAATCATCATTGTATCAGTTGATAATTTTTTTTTACTAAGCTCAACTGTTATAATATCATCATACACTTTTCTTGATATCATGTATTTAACACCATTCTTGTGAGTTGGATCATTTGATTTTAATGTAGCAGCTGTCTTTTTTAGCTTCTTTGTTATTAATTCAGCTATTCTTCTTTCTTTTGTATATTTCTCTGAAAATATTAATTGCATATTAGAAATATATTCTGAAGTGATCAGAGTGTAACATAATCTTCTTAGGCTTACCCTCGAATGTCATACCATGTGGTACTTCTATTCCTATCTCTGCAGGTTTTTGCTCTATATTAGGTTCAAAGTTTAATGGTTGAATATTGTTAATCACTTTACCCACTCTTACTTTATCTAATTGTCTACCCTTAGTAAGATTTAACTTTTTCTTTAGATCATATAGTTTAAATCTAAGAGAAAATATAGTCTTACCATATTTAACAGCTAGTTGTCTACTTAATTCATTTACGTTTATTTTTCCACTTTTTAAGATGGATATCATTTCCTCTGTTTGTTCTTCTGTATAAAAAACTACTTTTTTTATTTGTTCCATAGGTTTTAATTCATTGTTGTTATTTTTCATTAAGTCTAATGCTTCACTAATAGTTATTTCGCCTCTATACAATCTATCATTAATAAATTGTGCTGCACTGTCTACCACTTTAAAGAATCCTTTTATTGTTTTCTCATCAATGTCTGTTATTTCAGATATTTGATAATTTATATTCTTGCTTTGAGTAAGTGATGTATGTTCCATCACTTCATCATATGCATTCCATATTTTATGAATTTTTTCTAAATCTGTCATAGTTTCTAAATTTTAGCAAAACAACACATAGCTGATGTGTCATAATACTTGATAAATAAATAGTTTCCGTTGTTTGTTGTGTAAATTGTGTGAGGCATAGGTGATGATTCATCAACACTGCTTATCACTCTCTCTTTCCTAGCTTTAAAAAATGTATCAATTGTCTCTTGTAAGCCAATTCTATAACTGAATGTCATAATGAAATTGTTCTTGAACTTAGCTATATGCTCTGTTAAGAATCTAACAGAAGCACAAAAATCAAGATCAAACAATACATTTTGTTTATTAGGGTTTGCTTTAAGAATATCACCACATATCAGTGCTATCTTTGATTTTGATTTGATTCTAGATAGTTGTGCTAATGCTACTGATGAGTTGTTCTCATAAATTTCAAATTCTTTACATCCTTTGCTCTCTAAATAAGTTAGATATTCATTGATGTCTGGACCAGCTAACCCAACTATTGATTCAAATTGGAACCTTTGGATTAAAAACTCTCTAACAGCATGTTTGTTGCTAGAGGTTATATAAGTTTTCTTTCTTTCAGCCATGTCATTCTTCTTCTAATTGTTCATCTAATGTTTCATCCCAATCATCATCTGATTCAGGAACTCTTAATATCACTCTATCTTCAAATAATATAGGCCCTGGTTCTTCATCATTCTCACTTAGTTCTATATCTATGTATCCATCACACTCTCTTAATAAGTAATTGATATCATCTAATGATATTTCTCTAAGTTCATCTGTATGTTGTCCCTCATCCCACCAACCAAGTTCTTCTTCAGTTGCTAATAGTTCTTCATCATCATCTATGATGAATAGTTCAACAGGCGCACCACTAGCAGCCATAAATGCATCAGCATCTTCAGGAACTTCTTCTAGTGCCCATAGTTCTACATATGGTTCCATTATGCCAACAGATATTCTATTGACAAAGAGCATACCCTCCTCTAATGTAAAAGGAAGGTAACTCTTTAATACTATTTCTCCTGTATACCACATTAGAATCCTGTTTTAATTGGTTGTGGTGATATTTCATATGTACACTCTTGACTGTATAGTCTTAGAATGATGTGAAGTTGTTCTATTCTTAAATAGTTTTCTTCTTCTTCTAATGATAGTCCTTTTATCTGTACACCATTACCATTATCAATTAGCTCAATAGCCTTTGTTCCTACAATACTACTAGCCCATTCAAGGTGATCACTATAATACAATGTGTGTATCATTGAACCTTCTGTGTTTGTTTTTAGATAGTCATACTCATGTATACCATCTATGTAAATCTCTTCCATGTTATTAGGGGGTTTTAAGTTAATATCCAGCTAGTTTTGCCATTAATCCATCTTGACTTAATATATAAGCAAGAGAGTCTTCTTGTTGTGGTGTAAGAGATTTGATAGCAGAAACAAGATTGATTCTACTATATGTTATATCTTCTCCATACATCTTCTTTACATTCTCTCCTATTTCTAAGAAGTCTGTTATGTTAAAATGATCTATAGGTTGTTCATTATCATCAACCCATCTTCCGTTAATTATTTTCATTATTTTTGATTTAATTGGTTATCTAATACTTTCTCTATTATTTCATTGTATACATCATCACTAAGTAAATCAGTGATAACTATTCCTTCTAACTTAACTGATGATATTTCAAACTCAGCGGAACATCCTGGATAACCAGATCCATCTGGATAATACATAACCATTGGTTCTGGTGGAGAGTAATACCCATGTACATCTAAACGTACATCATATACATTTACTTCTGTTTCTATTTCTTTCATTTCTTTTTAAATTGTTCCACAAACTTCTCCACATTCTTTTTTAATTGAAAACATAATTCTAAAAGTATATATTACTATAGAGTATGTTTTTGAATCATCAGAATCCCATATCCTAATTCCACTAATATAAACTTTGCTAAGTGATTTACGTTGTTTTCTGAAAGTTTCAACTGCTAAGTAATATTTTTTATTTTCAATTGCTTTATACATATTTTACTTCTTTTTAAATATATTAAACCATTCTCTAAAATATTCTTTAGCTTCATCTCTATTATCTGTAATACATCTACATATATTATGACCTACCATAAATGCTTCTTTTAATTCTTCCTCACTATAACTTCTTTCTTGTTGCCATTTAGCACCTAATTTAAAAGCTGTTAAGAAATTTGATTTTGTATGTTGTGTATGGTATTCGTTCCAATAATCTTTGTAAACTCTATATTTAGCTTCTTCAAGTGTTTCTTGTGTCATAATGATTTCTTTAGTTTAATAAAATCTCTGTTGTTAGCCCACCATTTCTTATTAATGGCTTTAATACGTTCTTTGTTATTAGCTCTGTATGCTCTCATATAAGCAGCATGTTCTTCTGCTGTCTTCTTTGGTACATATATTCCCATTGTGATGTAGTTTATAAAAGAATAAGGGCTCCACTACAGAGCCCTTGAATTCTCCTCCCTAATAACCCAACTTATGCAGTTGGTCTATATTGGCTTCTACAATATACACACCTTGTGTTATTGTACATGAGAATGCTACACACATAGCAAACGCTAATTGTCTGAACCTGTAGAAATCTACAGGAGTAAGTTTAATTGTCTTCATTTCTATTGTTATTAAGGATTAATACAAATTAAAAAAGCCTCTTGTTACAGAGGCTTTGATTGTTGAGGTTGGAACTTCCTTCTCTTAAGTACTCAACACCTTCTTTGCGTAGAAAGGACTTAACATTCGTGGTATGCAAACTACCCAATGTCTGTTACTGTACTATTTGCGTCAAGTAACTGCTATCTTTAATATTGCTAATAACTTAAACATATCTTCATCAGACATATTTGCTTTCATATGATTCATAGCAATGCTTATAAACTGCACATTACCTTTTACATATCCTAATGAAGAATCTATTCTATCTACACTTGCTGTGTATAAATGAGAATTAGATCCTGGTGTAGGATGTATAAGTTGAACCTTAGAATATACACACAAACCTTTTTGTTTATCCCATTGATCTTTTAAATCTTGTAAAGATAAGTCAAAAGACTTGTTTCTTCTACTAGCTCTTCTTAGATGCTCTCTAAAGTCACTAAACTCATCTCTTCTATTATTAGCAATAAGATGAGTAGCATCTCTAGGATTAACTTTGTTCAAATGTTCTATATTAGAAGGAATACTCTTTGAGCACTTCATTGAACAATAATGTAATCTACCTACTTTTAAACTTCTCTTTATCTCAGATATATCTTTCTTAAAGATTGTTTTACAATAACAACATTGCACTTCTTCTTGTTTTCTTTTATACTTTTCCATAGTTGTATTAATTTAATAATACAAATATAATAAATACATTTGGAATAACAATGGAAGTGCTCAGTTATTTTTGTGGAAGTGGAGGTGAGGAGAGTCGAACTCCTGTCTTACACACTTCATTATCAATGTTTTATACAGCTTTACGTTTGTTTAAACTCTTTACGTTACAAAGGGTCAACTATTAAGAAGACATCCACCAGAATGTTTTTAAAGTAACATACAAGTCTTCTATGGCAATTTTTATAGTCAGCCAGTGTTTGACTCAATCACCTAGTCTTTGGTTAGGCAGCCACAGCTAACTCTACTTCTCTTGAAGCAGAAACTTCTCCATTAAGGATGTTGTGAACAACAGTCATATTAGCTCGTACTTGGGCATTCTCGTTTGTGTTTCCATTTAAAATGATTCACCTTAGTTTTAACCAGTTATCTCTCTGGGCTGAACATTAATAAGTAACATGTGCAATCAATTCCATGTCACCCCCAATTTGTAGGATATCGCTTAACCTACTATGAATGGCCTATTCATATTCACACATTATAGTTGCATTCTAAACGAGAAACTATAGTGTACGATTTTTTTGTAGTCAGGGTGGGAGTTGAACCCACTTGTAGTAAACTACCGAACCAATTCACCTGACTTAGCTTCTAACAGATTATAAGTTCTGACGCTTTACACAGCTTAGCTATTTTTCAGGAAAGGATTCAAACCTTTCTAAATACTCCTCTGTAACCTAAATGTATAATATAGGTAAGTTCAATGATACGCAGCACATACATTGACTATTTAAACTGCTATGTGGCGTTTATAGTCCCCAGTGATTATACAATAATTGCAAATATAATAAATTATTATTGATTAAGTGTATGTCTTACATCAATTGTTCTTTGTTTTATAATTCCTCTCTTGAAATTATATATCACTTCCACTATTAGTCTCTTAGACAATGTATGTCTGTAGGTATTAGTTGAACCAACTAATGTTCCCTTGCTAATTCTAGGTCTCATGTTACAGCGTAGTGATGAATACAGTTATTGATGCTACAGTTAATACAGCACATATCCAAGTCATGATGTTCAAATCACGCTTATATATAGCTTTCTGTTTCTCTAGCACATTTATTATACTGTCTTTAATGTCTATTAGTCTTTCTGTTTTTACATGAAAATCATGTACATCAGCTCTAATTGTCTTTAATTCATTCAATAGCTGATCTATTGTCTTTAAATCTTTCTTCATTGTTATCTGTTTGTTTAATTATTTCTTACCTAATATCATACCAATAAGAATTGGTAATAGAATGGGACTAAATATAAATGATGCGAAAGCCTGAGCCTTCACATCATCTAATTTATCATAAATCTCTATGAACACACCTAGCATAACTAAGTATGATGTAATAATATATAATACTATCATAGTCCTATCATTTGATCAAAACAACTCTCTAACAATTGTGTTAGTGTATATCGTTCATTAATTAATCCTTCTTGTTGATGTTCTATCTCATGGATATTTGTATCATCATACATGTCTTTTACACTATCTAATACATAGATTTGATTAGTGATGTCTTTGATTCTCTGTTCAATTTGTTCTGTTCTCATAATGTTATAATGCTTTATCTATTATTACTTCTATTAATACTAATCCAGAAAATAATAGAGCTAATAGTATTATTAGCCCTATTACAGCTTCTCTATGTTTCCACATGTAAGCTAATTGTTTTTTAATGTTTTTCATGTTGTTATCTTCTACTATTATGTGTCCAACTGCTTGATTTGTGGAAACAATGATTACTACTACAACTAGAACACAGTAATATAACTGTGAAAAGAACTAATGCTATTGCATAAGGCTTAAACTGTCTCATATTAAAAACTATTAAGATGTTTGTCATAATCACATGCTATTATAACAGCTGGTATCCAACCAAATATTAACATAAGCATTAATGTTCCACCATGTGTGTAACATTCACGTAAGGATAGCTCTGATAGAGCATATCCAATAAGACTTATAGAAGTCCATGTTGTAAGTAAGCATGCTATTATAGCAAGCATAATTTTTGTTGATTTCATATTGTTTGTTATTAAGGGATTAATAATCTAATTAAGAATACAAATGCTATAACTATTATCCATAGTATAGTTTGTAATCCTTGGTTCTTTTTATTCTCGTGATACATAATGTATGTGTTAGTTAAATCATTTATAGTTATTCATAAAAGGAAAACGACCAAATCTTCAGAGTTTGAAGGTGTATATGTACTACATCCTACTGTTCTAGGAGTTAAATGATTATAATGTAATGTTGAAATGTATTTGTGACAGAAGAGCATAAACAGAAACATATACTGCTGTTGAGAACAATGCTAATATACAAGCCCAACATATATATATAAATCTATAATACATTCTTTCATAATCAGTTGATATAATGTAATACCAACCAATACACATAAGAATGTAAGGAATGATGTAATGCATCAATAGCTCACTAATGTCAATTGTAATTGTGTTCATGTCTGTATAATGTTAAATATAACTAACAAATAACAATGTATTTGTAAATTATATGTTGTGTTATAATAATCTCTCATAGTCCTCTAGATGTGTTAGTAGGAATGTTCCATACTATGAGAGAATATTATTATTCTACTATAATTCTCTTTTGGTTTCAGGATGGCTCATATGGAACTCCTGAAGGTTAATATAAAAATCAACTATAGCATACTTCTAATGCTCTTCTAATATTGCACCACACTACTGGTAGTTGATTGTATTACAAAGGGCCCGTAGAAGAGCCTATTATTTATATATATCCTCTTGAATCATTAATATTGTAATGACATCAGAAAGATCTAATAACTCAATAGTAGATAATATATATATAGACTCAATAGATTCATATCTAAGTCCTTTATATAATCTAGTATATTCTCCTTCTATAAGAATAGATGTATATGTATCATATATTCCTCCAATGTTTACAAGTAATGTCTTCATAATGCTATATATATTATTTATGTTATACGTTATTTCTGATTTGTTTTTATCACTTATTATACTATGAAGGTACACACCTCGACATATTTACACACACATTTCACATAAAAACATATGATTGCTATGTAATATTCTTACAAAAAGTTTTTTTCTCCCTCGTAAAAAGTTTTATACATATATATAGGTAGAATGTTTCTTTTATTTCCCACCCATATTTTTCAAACCCACCCTTATATATAATAGCAAGCTCAAATTAATGAGCCTGCTACTATTGTATTACTAAACAGCAATAAGGTCTTCAAAGTTAATTGCTCTTTTAGCAACTTCTTTCTTAAGCATTTCATCAGTAATGCTCACGCTTGTTGCTGACATGTCTGTTGCTCCTGTGAAGCTGATAGAATAAAGAATTAAAGGCTCTTCTTCTCCTGTTTCTTTGTTTACCACCATTATTGGTTGACCAAAGTTAGGACTATTCTCGTCACGCTCTAATTGAGGAAGTTCAAGAATTGGAAAACTACCAACTTCATCAAGTCTTGATTTCAATTCAGTTTCTGATGATGATTCACGCAACCAATTACCAACAGGTGTTGAGCAATTAACGTATTCATAATCTCCATTCTTATCAAGTAACTTAATAGAAACTTTCTTAAGAATTCTTACGCCTTCTTTATTGATTGTTCCTTTGAAGTTGTTTGTGCTTGCAAGCTCAAATTTACCACCTGCACCAACAAATGATGCAACTGTACCAATAGTCTTTAATGTGCTTACTCTTTCTGAAGCTTTTTTAAATTGTAACATAATGTTTCTGTTTTTAATTATTAAATTTATATTGAGTTTATTTACTCCTAATGTAAAAAGGGTTTTGGGATGGAATGTTCCCAAAGGGGTTTTGATGGAATTATATTAACAAGAAAGAAATAGATTTCACTCCTATATATATATATATAGGAGATAAAACTAATAGACACATTAAATGTCTATTAGTTTATCAAAGTCTACATTAGACAATTGCTTACCATGATAATCAACGCTAACTATTTCATCTCTCACTATCTTAATGTTATTAAAATAACAATAGAGTTTGTAATTTTTCCAATCTAATGGTGAATGAACACAATAGTTTGTGTGTCCAAAGTAAATCAGTATTTCTTGATTCTCTCTATCAAGTAGGATTGCTGTTGCTTCCATATTATTTAGTTATTAAAAGGAACGCACATCATTTCTGATAATGCGTTCCCTTATTAGTTTTAAAGAGCAATGTATTCAGTACTCAATTCAGGCTCCCATTTCTTTGGTGCATATTTTGCATCAATGCGTTCGTGCATTATCTTGCAAAGCATTGCATTGATTTCTGCTATTAAGAAATCATTAGTCTGTTCGCAAGTGGTTAAGAACTTAATGGTAGTGCAACCATTGGCTCCCTCTTGCAATTGCAATTGTGGATGATGACCAAGAATCTTATGGCAATCAATGATGTCAATCTTAACTCGTATCTTACCTGTGAAGATAGCGTGAGAATGGTCAAAGACAATTCTGTTGTAACCGAAGGGCATTTTAATGTGTAGCATAATGTTTAATTATTAAGGGTTAATTATTAAATTGTGCAAGGGGTCTTGGGATGGAATTCAAGACACGAGAGAATGATATAAATAAATAGCTACCCAACTTATCACAGGTATTTAATGTTAGGTTCGCACGAAGCTTCAGCCTAACAACTATTTATTATATAAGGTAAACATCAGCTTCTCTACTCTAGACTGAACATTAATCAGCGTGCTTGAGCATAGAGAAGCTCTTTACCACTTTATTGTGGTGATGACTATTAGTCTGCATAATGCTCCGATCTAATAGATTAAAGAGGGGGAATACCCCAACCTCTCAAATTGTACTGGGGGTCTTGGGTTGGAGTGGTCAACCTATCCACACACACAATGGGGGTCTAAAATTTTGAAAAAAAATTTGAAAAAAGTTTTGGTTGGTATGTGAAATATATTCTATCTTTGGCGGGTGGGTGGGTTTGTCTATAAGAGAATAATAAGTCATTTATATAGATTATACAAATATTTAGTCATAATATAGCTATGATATAAAAATATTTATGTATTATGTTCATTGTTAGTTTTATTTATATATCTTTGTATGTAGAATATGAAACTAAATTATGGAACCAACAGTAACATTACAAAGACTAAGGAAAGTTGTACCAACTGATATACAACTAGCTGAGAAGTATTATTCTATTCTATCAGCTGTAAACTCTCTTCATCTCACACAGAGAGAAATTCAACTCATAGCTTTTACATCTATTAAAGGAAACATTACATATGCTAATGTAAGGGAAGAATTCTGCAAACTACACAAAACAACAGGTCCTACAATTAACAACATCATCAGCAAGTTGAAGAAGGTTGGTATATTTATTAAGGAAGGTGGTAAGGTGAAGGTGAACCCAGTTATTGTTATTGATTTCACTAAAGATTTAACATTAGGAGTAACACTTACACATGAATAAGCCAACAACAATGTCTGTGAAAGAGTTCATCATTAAGAGGATGGCTCTTAGTTTAGTAACATCTGAGAAGATTATTGATCAAGTTGTACAACATCAATTTGATTCTGCCAATGATGCTCTCAACTTAAATAACACTGTAGAGATATCAGGGTTTGGTAAGTTTTTCTTCAATACAAAGAAAGCAGAGGCACATTACAATAAGCTTCTAGCCATGAAGCAAGCATATGAGAATACATTAACTGACGAATCTATTACAGATAAGAAAAGAAATGCTACAGAACAAAGAATGATTACAGTGTTAAAGGATATCAAAACATTAAAACCAAAGATGCATGAGCCTAGGACAGATATATGAGGGATGGAAGAATCATCTTCTCCCTGAAGAAAGAAATAAAGCTTTTATAGAATATACAAGCCAGTCTAGAACTGCTATATGTGAACAATGTGACAAGCATTCTTCTAAGCACAAATCAGTGAGACCAGATGCACATTGCACAGAATGTGGATGTACACTCTCAGCAAAGACTAAATGTTTAACATGTGAATGTCCATTAAAGAAATGGCTAGCCACAGAAATACCAATAGATAATGAAACTACGTAAGATTCCTTTAGAGCCTCTTCTACAAATCCTAACAGATCTATTTGATAGTGGAGCTGATTTCATTGATATATCAGGAGAAAATAATGCAGAGGGTGATGAGTTAAGAGACATCATCAAAATCACTATCAAACCTGAATATATGATGGACAAAGATGATATGATTGAAGAGATAGAGATGGATTATTCAGGAGATTATGATGAGTATGATAATAATATCACCAACAATACACATACACAGATTCATATAGAGGATAAGAGAAGTCTTTCGGATGAAGATATAGATAATCTAATCTAACGCATATGTCAAAACCAACCTATTACAAACAGATTATTAATACATTGGAAAGCTTACATAAAGCTCATCCAACGTATAACATGGGAAGACACATTTCCACAGCATTGGATAATGATTATCCAGATATATGGGGAGTGTCAGATAAAGAGCTTCTTACATCATTAAAGAAATATGAGGCAAGCTTAGAGATGGATGTTAGTCATCCAGATGAAGAAGACCTTGATAAGATAATAAAAGATGGTATGAATTTGGGACGTATATTCTCAAATGATGCTGAGGAGGAAGAGGAATACTAAAACACACAACATGGCAGTAAAGAAAACTACATACATTAATACGGAACTTGATTGGGCTGAAGAACAATTATCCAGCTGGAAACAATATGTTGATGCTAATCCATTGCATACATTGGAGGATAGAATCAAGTGGAAAGAAACCAAAGCTGGTGGAGCAATGCCTATGGTGATTGCAAGTATTGAAGCTCAAGGTAAGTTTGTACAAGAGACAATGAAGAACTACCTTGCCCTTCTTGAACAAGTTGAGAAACTACGTGAGAAAGAAGAAGCAAAAGTGGTGCCTGTAAGAGGTGGTGTTGAACTTGGATCTATGGCAGAAGATTTCTTAAAGGGTAGGAAATAATGGATGGCCTACAAAGTATTGATTACAAAGACTGGTTTATCAACCAGAAGAGAGTTCCACAAAAAGACTCGGAAGAGTATAAGGAATTCTATGCTTTTCATAAACAACTGTGCATGGATGGTTGTACAATGGGAGGAGTATATATCAATCCTTTTTTATATTGGCATTTAAACTTCTGGAACACAGAGGTAGATATTATAGATGAGAGAGGACGTATATCACAGAAATATGCCAATCCTTATCTACGTGATAACGAATGGGTTATTACAACAGAAATAGATAGAGCACAAATAGAAAAGAAAGGCCTAGTTATATTAGGCATTAGACGTTTGGCTAAGTCAGTAATTGAGAGCAGTTATATAGGCTGGGGAGCTACATTTGATGAGAACTCCCAGAACATTATAGCAGGGTTGAATGCTCCCGATATAAAGCTTATCACAGATAAGATTGACAAAGGATTAAACTTCCTACCAGAAGCATGGAGATGGCAGAGGGTGGAAGACAATTGGAAAAACCAAGTTACTTTAGGGATCAAGACAAAAGCAGGAGAGCGAATCCCCTTTTCTCAGATCCTTATTCGTAACTTAGATGGTGGTAACAATGAAGAAGCAATTGCAGGTACTAAACCTAGAAAATTAATTATTGATGAGATTGGTAAAGGAAGTTTCCTTAGAGGACTACAAGCTGCAACACCAGGTTTTACTACACCATATGGTTGGGGATGTAGCCCTATCCTTACAGGTACTGGAGGAGATATGCAGAACTTTATGGATGCTAAATCTCTTATGTTTGATGTAGAGAACTTCAATTTCCTTACATACAATAATGCTAAAGATGATCAGAGAGTACATGGGCTATTCATTTCCCATAAGTACAGAATGGAAGCTAAAGAGGAGTCTACATTAGGAGCCTACCTTGAACAACCAGCAGATTCTGAGTTACATAATGTAAAGATGCTAGTCTCTAATGAAGAGAAAGCAGATAAGATTACAAATGATAACCTTGACAGATTAAAGAAAGCTGGTGATAGACTAGCTTATTTAAAAGAGAAGATGTATTACCCACAAGAAGTGGATGATATATTCCTTAATGAAGATACAAACATATTTGATATAGAAGCTACTAAACGTCAGAAAGCTAGACTATTAGCACAAGAAAGAACAGGAACACCTGTTATTCTTTATGATGATGGACAAGGAGTGAAACATGAGTTTACAGACAAGCTACCTATATCAAACTTCCCTCTTAAGAATACTGATAACAAAGAAGCTCCTGTAGTGATATATGAGTTTCCAATAGAGAGTCCTCCTTATGGATTATATGTAGCAGGGATTGACCCTTATAGACAAGGAAAGTCTGCCTATTCAAGCTCATTAGGATCTGTCTATATATACAAACGTATGCATAGCATTTCTGGAGAGAAGTATCAAGATATGTTTGTAGCTAGCTATTGTGCTAGACCAGAGAAGAAAGAAACATGGGAAGAGCAAGCTCGCTATCTAATTAAGTATTATAACGCTAGAGCTCTATGTGAGAATGATGAAATCAGTTTCATTGACTATATGATAGCCAAAGGAGATGCTCATTACTTAGAGAGACAACCAGATTGGTTAAAAGAAATAGTCCCAAACACGACTGTAAGGAGAGATTACGGAATACATAGATCTTCTGAGAAAATTAGAGACTTCTTACATGGATGTCTTAAGAAATATTCAGAAGAAGTTATACATACAGAGAAGGATGAAGATGGAAACATCAAGTCTGAAACAAAGGGTATGTCTAAGATATTTGATCCTGTTCTTCTTGAAGAGATGATACAATATAATGAGGGAGGTAACTTTGATAGAATCATTGCAGCAGAACTAGCTATAGCTCTGGCAATGAAACTAGATCCCATAATAGGAAAAATAGGGGGAGAACAAGATGTAAGAATGCAATCAATGTTCACAAAGAACAAAAGAAATACACTGTTTACAGAAAGCAGATCAATGTTTAACACACCAAAAAATAAATTGTTTAGATAACATGGCAATAATTAGATACACAAAAGACGCTACCATACGGTATGCCTACTTAAACATCTTTCCTGATCAGTTCAAGACAGAGAAGGAGAAACAAGATGAGAGCTGGATTAAGAATACCATGGATTATTTTTCCAATAAAGCTTATGCTGAATACATAAAGAATAGAGATACATTTGTAAAGAACTATGATCTTATGAAAGGAATCCTTCGTATGGAAGATTTCTATCAGGAACCAGAGGTGAAGAGCTTTACAGATGTGCTTACAGCAGATCTTGAGCTTCCAGCTTACGTAAAACATTATTCTATTGTTACAACACCTATTAATGAGTTAGTAGGAGAAATATCTAAGAGACCTGATACATTTAGAGTGAAAGCTTTTGATGATGACAGTAAAGCAGAAGAGCTTCAGTTCAAAACTGATACATTACAAGAATATGTAATCAATCAAGTGAAACAACAACTAGCTACAAAAGCTGCAATGCAAGGAGAAGAAATTGATCCTGAGCAATTGCAACAAATGACAATGGAACAAGTTAAAGATGAGCTTGATAGCTATACATCTATAGCTGAGAAGTGGGCCAATCATGTTCTTACATGTCAGAAAGCTGAATTCAATCTTAAAGAAAAAAGCGAAGATGCATTTAGAGATATGCTTATCACAGCTAGAGAGTTCTATCATATATATGAAGACAACTCGAAGCTAGGATTTAACATAGAGGTAGCTAACCCAAAGAACACTTGGTTCCTATCTACACCAGATAGAAAGTATATATCAGATCCAACAGGTAGAGCACAAGGTGCATATGCTGCTGGTACTGTGACAGTTATGGAACTGTCTGAAATCATTGAGTCTGTTCCAGATCTTACAAAAGAAGAAATAGATCACCTTAGATCATCCTTACAAGATTATGGACTTATTAATGTACGTGAATCCAATCTTGGTAATCCTAATGCTCCAGAAGGTATTGATTCTGTAAACTATGATACATTTGACCCTCTTGTTCTACAAACAAGAATGATGATAGAGAGTGAGATGAAAGAGAACAATGATGGACTTAAAGATTTCCTAGGCCTTACCAATAATGTTAGTTCATTTGGATATAAGTATGTTGTTGTAAGAAGCTATTGGATATCTAAAAAGAAAATAGGTAAACTTATATATGTAGATGAATTGGGTAATGAGCAATCCATGCTTGTTGATGAATCATATAAATCAGGAACTATTCCTACACAAGAATCATTAGAATGGGGATGGATTAACCAATGGTACCAAGGAACAAAGATTGGTCCAGACATCTATCATATCAAACCGTTTAAATTATTAAACTATTGTCCTATTATTGGTACTACGCATGAGATAAAAAACACAGAGGCTAAGTCACTTGTTGATCTTATGAAGCCTTTCCAAGTGATATATAATGTATGTATGAATCAACTTTACAAGCTACTTGAGAAAGAAGTTGGTAAGGTGCAGCTTATGTCATTGAGACACATTCCTATTCCTAAAGATGGAGATGCACAAGATGCTCTTGATATATGGGAAATGGAAGCACGTAACAGAGGTGTGGTATTTATTGATGATAGCCCAGAGAATATGAAGAGCCCTAGCTCATTCAATCAATTTACAGCTCTTGATCTTACACGTACACAAGAGATACAATCTAGATATAATCTTGCTATGCAGATTAAACAAGAATGTTGGGAACTTGTAGGTATGTCTAAACAACGTATGGGGTCTGTTTCTGCTTCTGAATCAGCTACAGGTACTAACACTGCAATACAACAGAGTTATTCTCAAACAGAGCCTCTGTTCGTAGCACATGAGTATGTGATGGGACAATTGTATCAGAGTATTATAGATGCTGCTCTTTATGTAGAATCAGCCAAACCACAATCCACTCTATCATATATTACATCTGAAGGAGAATCTGCATTTGTGCAAGTGAATGGAACAGATCTTAGATTTAGAGATTTGAAAGTGTTCCTTACTAATAGACCAGAAGACACACAAATGTTTAATGAGCTTAGACAGTTGTCTCAAGCTATTATACAAAATGGTGGCACACTTTATGATGTTGTTGAACTATACAGTTCTAAATCACAAAGAGATCTTAAGAAAACATTCAAAGATCTTAGAGATAGACAGGTTGCACAACAAGAACAAGCTAATCAATTGCAACAACAACAATTGCAACAACAACAAGAACAAGCACAAGCTCAATTACAACAGCAAGCTCAACTTGCTCAAGAGCAACAAGCTAATAATGATTACCAAAAAGAACTTGATAGACTATCTAAAGAAAAGATTGCTATCATACAAGCTACAGGATTTGGTAATGTTGAAAGCGAAGATGTTAATGCTAATGCTATCCCTGATGTATTAGAAATGAGTAAACTTACACAAGCTGAAAATAAAGCTAACAAAGACTATGGATTAAAGATGGCTGATATTCAATCTAAGAATAAACAAGCTAACGATAAAATGTCTATAGAAAAAGAAAAATTAGCAGTGCAAAGAGAGAATATGGCAAACGATCTTGCTGTTGCAAAAGAGAATGCTAAGGGTAGGAATAACAAAAAAGGTTAAAAAACTTCTCCTCTTCGGGGGAGATAAAAATATTAATGCTATATTATCAACAATATTGAATCACATTGACTGATAATGCTTTGATATTCAAAACTCTTATTATACATTTACACTAAATAAACCAAACACAAATACAACTACATATGGCTGACAATTTAGAAACTATGGGAAACTTTA